TGGAAGGTGATGGTTCAGAACCTGTTGACACCAGTACACTCACAGTCAACCAAGTTCTATATGTATCTGCAACAACTGCAGGTGGAGTGAGTTCAACAGTTCCTTCCGGAGAGGCAAAATTAGTACAGAACATTGGTAGAGTTCAAAGAGTAGCATCATCCAATGGTGTTATTCGTGTTGGTGGTGCAGGTAGAACTAACGCAACACCCAATTTGAATGATGGTAACATCTTTATTGGTAATGGTAGTGGTTTTGCAGTCATTGATTCGTTGACTGATGCACTATCAACTCATGCAGGTATTGCCACTTCTACTGATAACTCAACATTCACAAAGGATATTGTTCAAACACCTTCCTCAACTGTAACACCAGCATCTAATGGTGAATTAATGGTAGAGGCAACTAATGACACGACACTGACATTCAAATATAAAGGATCTGATGGTGTTGTTAGATCTGGTACTATCACCCTTTCATAGAATTCCCATAAATAAGAGGGTGAAACTTCATACATTATAAACTTATAGTAGAGGTTATTATGTCTGAAGAAACAAAACAAGAAGAAGTTAACGAAGAGAAGAAAGGATTCTTCACGAAGCTGAAGGAAGGTATTGATGACAAAGAAGAACAACTTGATGCACTCTCAACAATGGTGCGTTTGGGTATTCTTATTTGGTCTGGTGGTATTCTCACTCTTGCCTATATCAAGTTACCTCCTGCTTTTGGAATCCCAGAACAGAAACTCGATCCCACCTTCATTGCATCTGTCTTCACAGGAACACTTGCCACTTTTGGAGTCCAGGCAGCCAAGAAGGGAGGAGACAAATCAAATGCAGGAGTTTCCAAAGGAGATCTTGAAGCCTTAATTCAAAAGGCAGCTGAAGTAAAACCACATCAGACAGTTACTATTGAACACAATCCTATTGTGTTAAAAACGAATGGAGACAAGTACGAATTATGAGTATTTCGAAACCACAAAATCGCCAAGAGTTCAAACAACATATTCTCACTAAGTTAGGTCATCCTGTTCTTGAGGTCAATGTATCTGATGAACAGATGGATATTGCCATTGATGATGCTTTTCAGTATTTCAATGAAAGGAATCATTTCAATGGTATTGAGAGGATCTATCTAAGTATCCAACTGACTGGTGATGTGGTTAGTAAGTTTACTAGTTTCCAAACGGAAAGAGTTAATCAGTATCCCGGTACCAATGTAGATACAACAGGAACAACTCATCCTGTAAGAAGACAGAACAACTTCATCATTCTACCTGATGATATTGTAGGTGTAGAGGAAGTTCTTAGGTCTCGTAGTGGTGCTGCTGGTGGTATTATTGGTGGTGGTACACCTCCTATGGTTGGATTCCCTGGATTGATTGGTAATATCAACGGACAACAATGTGATAGTCTAGGGTTTGGACTCGTTGAATACTGGGCAGCCATGGAGTATCTTGCTCTTTTACAATTCACATTGTATCCACCCAAGATGTATAACTTTAATCAAAGAACACATCGGTTACACATTGATGGTGACTTAAGTGACTTGGGTGGCATGTTAGTTTTACAATGTATGGCAAAACCAAATCCAGATATTTTTCCTGATCTTTGGAATGATATGTGGTTGAAGGAGTTTGCAGCTGCATTGATTAAAGCACAATGGGGAAGAAACCTTACCAAGTATTCTGGTGTAAATCTACCTGGTGGTATTACATTAAATGGTGATAGGATTCTTGGTGATGCACAAGAGGAACTAAGAATTATCAAGGATAGATTTGCCTTAGACTTTGCCGATCCCCCATTGGATATGGTAGGATAAATAGTCTCAGTCTGAGACTTATAGTATGAAAAAATTACTTACATCATTAGCAGCTGCGGCTATGTTCGCTTCACCAGTAGTTGCTGAACCAGAGATTAAAGAGTGGAAAACATTACATTCTATGGGATGTATGTTACTTCGTGAGTGTACCGAGGGAGTACATGAGATCAAAACGGTAGATGATATTGTTGAGTTCTATCCTGATATGAGTGTAGAATTAATTCGGGATGAGATGAATCAACTTATTTCAGAGTTGAATCGTATTGGAGTAGAAGTATTTTTAGCTCAAGATAAATACTTCCCACCAATGAATCGTGGTGTTTATACTACTAATGGTAATAAGTTTTTCTTGAACATGTCTTACATGTACAATCCAGAAACTATTCTGGAAGTCTCTAGACATGAGGGGTGGCATGCCGCCCAGGATTGTATGGCTGGTAGTATTGAGAACAGTAGTATTGCTATCATCTGGGCTGACGGTGTTGTTCCCAATGGATATCAAGTCAGAGCTGACATTGCTTATGGTGGAAATCCAAAGGTTGTTCCTTGGGAAGCCGAAGCACTATGGGCGGGGGAGACTGAATACCAGACTGTAAATGCTTTAAAGGCCTGTCAACACCCCGTCAATGCAATGTGGGATATCTATCCACCTACCCCTAAGACTGGAGAATGGTTAATTGACAAGGGATATTGGGATGGGGTTACGAGATAAATAACAATAAAAGGTTATAATGCCATACACCAATCCGTTTTTTAGTTCCACAACTGGATATACAGGAGAGGTCGCATTATTTGATGATCTCGTAAGAGAACAGATCAAGATGTATGGCGTTGACTTACTGTATATGCCTCGGAAGATGCTCAATCTTGATCGTCTTCTACATGAGGCTACGAAGAATGTATTTGAATTGGCAATGCCAATGCCTGTTTATATCAAGACATATGACGGGTATGATAATGGATTAGAGATGTTATCAAAGTTTGGAGTTCGTAGTTCTGATGAACTGACACTTCAAATTTCTCGGTCAGAATTTGTAACACATTATTCTCCATTTCTAAAATCTTATTACAATGCCATGGCTGGTAGACCACCAGAGGCAGAGTTGGATAGGTTGGAAGGTGAGACTGCAGCAAGACCAAAGGAAGGAGATCTAATCTATTTCCCCTTTGATGATGGTATCTTTGAGATCAAGTATGTCAATTTTGATAGTCCCTTCTTCCAGTTAGGACAGGGATATGTCTTTGAGTTACAATGTGAGAAGTTTGAATATAGTGGTGAGGTATTTGAAACTGGATATGATCAGGTTGATGATACTACAATTGAACCTGACTTCTTCAGATTAGAATTTGAACTTGAGGAAGGATCTGATACATTCTTATATCAAGAAGATGTGATTATCTATAACCTAGAGGGTGAGTATGATATCACTGATGGTAATGGTGATCCATTTAATATTCTTGATGGTGGTACAGCTGAGATTGTACATGAACTAACATATGTTGCAGGTGATGCAAATGATATCAGGTTCAAGGAACCACAGATGCCATTTAGTTTATACAAGGATCCTGGATATACACATGGTGTTGTGATGGTCAAGGGAACAGTACAATACTGGAACCAACCAGAGGGTGTTCTTACCTTAAGTGACCTACATGATTTTGATCCAACACAAGAGGATGAGAACCGTGATCTAACTGTGAATAAGTTTGATCGTGTTGCTATTGTTGGTCAAACATCAGGTGCCGTCTGGTATTCTAACAAGGCACAGACAAGAGATAAACCCTTTGATGACGAGAAGATTATTCAAAATGAGTTTGATGAAATCAAGATTGTTGATGATCCATTTGATCAAAATCCATTTGGATTTGTTTGATCTAAATAATAGTAACTATTGAGGATGGGACTTTGCTGGGACAATATTATTATCACCAGATATTCCGTAAAAGTATTATCGCCTTCGGGACGGTATTCAATAATATTTTAGTCAAGAGGAAGGATCCTTCTCGTAAGGATACAGATAATCTTGAGGCATTTAAGGTACCAATTCAATACGGACCTTATCAAAAATACCTAGCAATGATTGCCGCTGAGCCCACTCCAGAAAGGCAATCAATGCAGATTAGTTTGCCCCGTATCTCATTTGAGATTAAGGGACTGAACTATGACACCGGTAGAAAGTTAGTACCAACACAGTTTTCTAGAACTGTACCCAAACAAGGTGACGAGAAAGGTAAGCCAGTACAGTATAGTCAGTTCTTACCTGTTCCATATAACCTAGAGATTGAGATGTCAATCCTGTCTAAGAATCAGGATGATGGTCTTCAAGTGTTGGAACAAATCCTACCTAACTTCCACCCCTCATTGAATGTATCTATTGTGGTCATTGACGAGACCCACGAGGAAAGGGATATTGCCATTGTATTAAATGGTGTGGGATATACTGATGACTACGAAGGTGATTATTCTCAGAGAAGAACACTGATTTGGACATTGAACTTTACTGTTAAGACATATCTCTTCGGTCCTGTATCTCTACAGAAGGATATCCGGAAGGTTACTTTGGATTACAGATCAGATACTACTGTCAAGAGACCTGCCGAGATCCGGTATTCTGCCGAAGCCAAATCCACCAAGGCACCACCTGTTCCTAGAGATGAGATTGATCCTTCACAGGGACAATATAAAGTTGTGGAGAATATCCAAGAACTATTCTCTGATGACCAGTCCTTCTTCGGCCTCTCAGATGATGGGTTCTAGTATGATGAATCCTAACGACGAGTTAGATAAGGCATTTGATATTGTTCCTGAAGAGGAGCCTAAGGCAGAGATTGTCAAAGAGGAACCCAAGAAGATTGAGAAACCAGAGAAGTTACCTGATGTAGACAAGGATTATCAATATCAAAGAGCACAATTATATGACCTAGTAGAGAAGATGCAAGAGGCAGTAGAAGGTGCCCTTGAATCTGCACAGGATAGTTTACACCCCAGGGCATTTGAGGTCGCTTTAAATGGTGCCAAGGCAACCGCCGAAGTTGTTGAGAAATTATCTGCCTTACATAAGAATGTAAAAGACCTTGAGGTTCAAACTGATACCCAAGTCAATCAAACCAATACCCAGAACAATGTATTTGTTGCCGGGACAACAGAAGAACTCATGAAGATGTTAAAGAATTCTGGTGGTATCAATACAAACCCCTTACTAGATAAGAAGAATAAATAATAGAAAACTTCATAAGATGAAATCTTATACTGCCTTCCTGGATGAGGCTATCTCTGCCAGAAGATTAAAAGAACTAGAAGCAAAGGGTAAAGCAGACGCTGTGGCCCAGAAGATGGCTGCCGATAAACTTGATAGGGAAAAGACAACTTCAACAAAAAAGTTGTCTAATCAAAAACAATTACAAGGTCAGGATAATAGACAACAAAAATCAACTAGTAATAAGGAACTACCTACGAGTGCATTAGCTATTCGTAAGAAACCAGAACCACAGAAACCTGTAAGTGGTGGTGCCATTGTTAAGAGTCCAACTAGTGCTGTTGTAAGAACAAAGTCAAGTCCTGATAAATCAAGGTCTATGCCTGATGAGAAACAAACAGGTCAAAGACCATATAGTTATAACAGGGGTGTAGAAACATTGCCAGATAACCCCAAGAAGAAGGATCCTAGGAAGAAGAAGGATCCAAGAAGAGGTAAACCAATTAAACTCAAACCTGGTGAAGGTCTTGGAGTTGGTGATGGTCAAGTAGATGGTTTGGGATCTAAGAATACTGACCTTTCTGCCTCTGGGCCAGTTCGTGGTTGACTTCTTCTACAACTAAATACTTGTATCAATAAAAGGGTTTTAAAATGAGTGAATATCTTAAACAAAAAATGCTTCGTCAGTTGAAAGAAGCGAAAGAAGCATTAACAGAACCTTGTGAAGATATTCGTGAGAATGTTTTAAGTGAAGGGATGTCACATATGAAATCCCGTATTGGTGATATGAATATCAATACGGCGATTGAGACACCTGTAGAGAAGCCAGAAGCATATCAACATTATAAAGGTGCAGAATTAGCAGAAACAACGATTGATGTATATCGTTCTAATATCAATCCCAAACAGGAGAAGGTAGAGGAAGCTGTTAATGAACCCGTAACAAAAGCCAAGACCGAGAATATCAAGGCAATGGCTAGAGCCCTTGCTGGTGCCAGGAATGGTGGTAATGGTGGTAAGTTAACCCAGTCAACACCTAGTGGTAATGGTGACCTAGGAGAAGATAGTTCTACTACAGGTGAAGGTGGCAACCAAAAGAATACTGGTGACAACTATCATGCCCTCACAACTTCAATGACCCTTGAGGAGTATGAGGCATATATCAGAGACCAGTGGGGACTGAACGAACAGGAAGAAGAAGTAGAAGAGGAAGTTGTTCAGGAACTAGTTGAAGATAACAAAGCAATCAAAGAACTAGAGGAAGGATTACTTAAGTTAGAAGATACTTCCTGGCAATCTATTGATAAGTTAATGCGTGGTATTGCCAAAGACCATGACATGACTCCAAAGGAATTACATAAGGAGTTCAAGTCACATCATGATGGAATGATTCCCGACGACTGGGTTAAGGAACAAGTCCAGGTAGAAGAGTGTGGTTGGTTCCCACTGAAAGAAGCCACCTTATATAAGAATGGAATGGCTTATGATGTATCACTTATTTGGAGAGGACACACCAGAAGATTAAAGTTCTTCTGGCCTGAGATGAAAACTCCTTCCAGAGGAGACATGCAAGATGCAGTTAAGAAGTTCTATCCTGGTGGGAGATTACTTGCCTTCTATCCTTGTGATGAGGACACCAACAATCCAATGGTATTAGTTCCACCTATGACTGAGAACTATGTCATGATTCAGTATGATGAGTGGACTACTCTCAGTGAGAGTGAGATGGAAATCTATAATACTATTTGTGATGAGGTAGGAAATCCTGTTGGTTCTCCTTATATTACTGAAGATAATTCTTATGCTGTTGTTGTAGAGGACTACGACACAGGACAACAAAGGGTTGTCACCTTTGGGGAAGGAGCTGCCTGGACAAAAAAGTCCGGTCAGAATCAGGAGGGAGGACTTAACGAGAAGGGTCGTAAGTCCTACGAAAAAGCCAATCCTGGTTCTGATTTAAAAGCCCCCACTAAGGATAAGGGTAACCCTAGAAGAAAATCATTCTGTGCTAGAATGAAAGGAATGAGGAAGAGACAAAAGAAATCCAATAATACCGGTGAAGACCGTCTATCAAAATCACTCAAAGCTTGGGACTGCTAAAATGAAAACATACGAACAATTCATTCAAGAATCCACTATCAATAAGATGGTGAGAAATACCAAGGAAAGGGACACCGCCATGATCTCTAGGGATCGTGGTTCCCAATCCGAAAAGGAGAATAGAAGTGAACGCAAGGCCCTTGAAAAGAAACTTCGCAGAAAGGGTCATGGATTTAGTAAATCTGTAGGTTCTTATGATGAGGGTAAAGGAAAGGGAATTGATACTGAAGTTTCTTATCAGGTCACCCGTAACCCAAAGAAACAATCAAGGAAAGGGTTTGAAAGGATGATTCGTAATCAGGGTAGGAAAAAAGGACCTTCAGGAGAACCACAAGCAAGTGTCATTACCCAAAGAAAGGGTAAGGATGCACAACTCAAGAGTACCGATGGTAGCAAAGAGTCCTTCCCCATTGGTAAAGCCAAGCTTGGCAACAATCCCGACAAGTCCATTGGACAAACGACCAAAGGTGTGGTAAGATCACAGAAGAAACCAGCTGACAGTAAAACCAATGACTCAGTCAAGAAAGGCAAAGCATTCCATTACTCCTCCTAATTTTCCCTACAAGCATGTGGTGAATGAGGAAACCAAGACCATTGAAATTGACTGGCAAGGCAATGGGCAACTAGCTCGATATGGTGTCCCGTCTATTGTTGAAAAATATTATCCTGGATATAGTTTCGTGTTTGTCTCTAATGAATGACCCTGTACATAGTGTGAATATTATGGTACTCCTACTATTGATAGGGGTTTCGGCATGTATTGTTTATATTCTACGAATGGAATAAATAACCAAAACATAGGTTTTTATGTTATCAACTGAATACAGGCTTCGTCTTGAATATATTTGTTCAAGGATTTCAAAGAACGAAGAAGTTCAATTAAATGATATGATTTGGGCAGAGAAGTTAGCTAAGGCTAATCGTTCTGCCGGGGAAATGTTAAGAAAAGCTAGAAGAGTTTCAAGGAATCCAGACATGCCTGAAGGAGGTTTGGATGATTTTTTGAACCAAATGGACCTGGGACACCCGGATCCAAGTAACCACAAGACCGGATTTGATAGTGGTGATGAAATTGTGGAATGGTTCAGACAAGAAAAGTCTGAGGATTGGAGACAACGCGACTAATGGCTAAACAAGATTATGCTTATAAACAAAATCCGTTACTCAAACAACGGGGTGTTCAGATTGATTTCACTAAGGAACAGGTCAGTGAGATTATTAAATGTTCCGAAGACCCAGAGTATTTCCTAAGTAATTATATTAAGGTTATCAGTTTGGATGAAGGTGTTATTCCCTTTCATCCATATCCATTCCAACAGAAACTAATTGATAGTTTTCACAACAATCGATTTACGATCTGTAAACTTCCTCGTCAGTCTGGTAAGTCAGTTACTGTTACTGCGTATCTAATCCACCAGGCTATCTTTAGGGATAATATTAATATTGCTATTCTTGCTAACAAGAGGGAGACCTCTTTTGAATTGATGGCAAAATTACAAACTTCCTATGAAAACCTTCCGAAGTGGCTTCAACAGGGTGTTCTTGCTTGGAACAAAGGATCGATTGAACTCGAAAATGGGAGTCGCATCACTGCTAGTTCAACTTCTAGTTCTGCTGTCCGTGGTTTTAGTTATAATATTGTAATGCTGGACGAATTTGCATTCGTCCCAACTAACATTGCAGATGAATTCTTCTCGTCTGTATATCCTACGATCTCCTCTGGTAAATCTACCAAGGTTATTATTGTATCAACTCCCAATGGACTGAACCACTTCTATAAGTTGTGGACAGATGCTGAGAAAGGTCGAAATAGTTATAATTCTATTGAAGCCCATTGGTCAGAAGTCCCTGGTCGTGATGCCAAGTGGCGAGAAGAGACCATTGCAAACACTAGTGAACAACAGTTCCAGCAGGAATTTGAATGTGACTTCCTGGGTTCTGCCGGTTCACTGATTGCTGCATCTAAACTCAAGGCATTGGTGTATGAAGATCCAATGGTATCTTCTGGTGGTCTGGATGTCTATGAACAACCAATTCAAGGTCATGAATATATCATGACGGTGGATGTATCTAGGGGTATGAAACTAGATTACTCTGCATTCATTGTGGTTGACATCACATCTTACCCACATAGGTTGGTTGCCAAGTATCGAAACAATACTATCAAACCGATGTTGTTCCCTGATATTATTGTCAGAACAGCCAAGAAGTATAACAAGGCATGGGTCTTATGTGAGGTCAATGACATCGGTGACCAAGTGGCATCCATGGTGTTCTACGACATGGAGTATGAGAACCTATTGATGACATCTATGAGAGGTCGTGCCGGTCAGGTTCTAGGACATGGATTCTCCGGTGGTAAGACACAACTAGGTCTGAAGATGGCAAAGGCACCTAAGAAGTTAGGTTGTTCTAACCTGAAACAGATGGTTGAATCTGATAAGGTATTGTTCAAGGATTTCCAAATCATTAATGAACTCACCACCTTTGTTGAGAAGAGGGATACATTCTCTGCTGAAGAAGGATGTCATGATGACCTTGTCATGTGTATGGTTATCTATGCTTGGGCTGTGGCACAGGATTACTTCCGTGAAATGACTGACCAAAGTGTTAGGGAAGAATTATATGAGGAAGATAAGGAAGGATTAGAAGCTGACATGTCACCATTCGGATTTATTATGGATGGATCAGAAGGAGATACTTTTGTAGATAAGGAAGATGGATTGGTCTGGAGAGGTGGAGAACGATACGATGAGTATGGTACATCCTACAGTCCATGGACTTGGGAGGAAAGAAATTATGGTAGGGACAATGGACCAGACCCTGCCTGGTGGAGACAATATTAAATTCGGAAATAACCCTAGTCATACCAATGGATCTTGATTGAAAATTAGGGTTTTTCTAAATACTTTTGAATATCCGTATTCAGGAGTTAGAAGATGGTTATTAAGACCGCGTCTCCGGGTGTATTTGTACAAGAAGTAGATCTCACCAGGGGTGTAGCTGATCCAGTTACTAGAAACGTAGGGGTTGTAGCCGGACCTTTCAAGAAGGGTCCTGTTGATCAGCTCGTATATGTTACAGAAGAAGTTGAGTTCCAAAGAATCTTTGGTGGACCAACTGACGAAAACTATGAATATTGGTGGAGTGTTAATAATTTCCTAGAGTATTCTGGAAATTGTTATGTCGTTCGTTGTGACGACCTAGCGGGTGATGCCGTAGATAAAGGAGCTGGTATTTTCCATCCCCAGAAGATGAGAAATGCCAACGATACATATTATTATTTTGAAGATAAACTAAACCCAGAAGATCTATCCCAACAGGGAATGGAGATTCAGAGTGATGTTTATATGAAGAATGCAGATCTCTTCAGAACTAATTTCTTAGAAGAAGATCTAATTCTAACAGGAAACGAAGGTTCAAAACCAACCTTCCTTGCTAGAAACCCCGGTAAGTGGTCTGAAGGACTTGCTGTTGCCGTAATCGACAAAGGTGCTGACTATCAGTTAACCCTAAGAGAAGAAGCAAACACTTCCATTCAGGATGTAAACATTTACTATGCCGGCAATTCACTTGCCGGACAAAACGGTGTACCCGTAGATGTTGATGGTGGTGATGTAACTACTACCAATCCCCCCAACGAAATTGATGGTGGTACTGCCGGTGTGACAGGAATAGATCCTGTTGCTCCAGCAACAACTCGTAGAGTCCGTAAGCCTAGATTCAATTCTAATCTAGATCGTGGTGCTAGTGTTGCCAAGTACGGTAAGATTATTGCTGACATCCCTGAGTATTCTGACCTCACTGAAGAGAATGACAAAGAGCAATATCTAGTTGATGTTGTTGGCAAAATCATCCGTATCGATACTTCCATTGGTACTGTTGTTGCTGCTGAAGAATACATCGAAGACAATGAAACATTCGTTGTACTCACGGTTTCTTTCTGTAAGAATAAGGACGGTGAATATGGTAATGTATTCGATGGAACAGCAGAAGGTGATGCAATCATCAATGTCACCACTAGTTTGTCTATGGGTGAAGTTTACCAAGCCTATGAACTAGGAGATCTACTATACTATAGTAAGACTTCTGATACCATCATTAACGTAATCTTCCAACCTAAGTATTACGATAGAGACCAAGGTATTGAGTGGCTATGGCCCAACCGTCCTTTCGATGGTGAGAAAGTATATAATGGTAAGGTTGCTGTAGACCTACAAGGTGCTACTGTTACTGACCTAAACGGTGACGAAGTAACTGTTGGTGGACCTGCTGTTGTAGCAAGTGCTATTGACGACACCATTTCCTGGAATGCCAGAAGAGAGGTATGGGAAGTTAACTACATTCCTAGAGTAGATGATATCATCTATGATGATAAAGTTGACGACCTAGGTCAGGTACCCGTAATATATCAAATTGGTAGAGTATCCGATTGGTATTCACAACAGATTGCTTTCGAAGGTATCCCCTGGAGATCATTCGGTCCCCGTCCTGGTACTAGTGCTAACGCACAAGACTTCAACTGTTTCGATGACGAAATGCACTTGATTGTGTATGACGCCTACGGTGAAGTAACCGGACAGAAGGGTTCTACGATCGAACAGTACACTCTAGTTTCTAAACTAAAAGGTGCTAAGACTGTAGAAGGTTCTAACAACTACTATAAGGATCTAATCAACAGGGAGTCCGAGGTACTCTTCCAGAACTACATGGTAGAAACCATTACTGGTTCATTAAACTTTGAAAAGTCCGATCCTGGAACTGCAATTTCTACTGGTGTTGTCTGTAAACTACTTGCTCCTCGTTTTGGTACAGTCACGAGAAACAAGATTCTCAAGGCTGCTGTCAACACACCTGCTGCTGAAAGAACCACAGAGAACTTCCCCTATCTAATGATCGGTTCTAATGATCAGCTAACTGCTTCTCTTGGAGAGGTACAAGCCGGATACGAGAAGGTGGTAGAAGAGAACATTGATGATCTCGACTACATCATTCAGGGTCCTGCTTACGACACAACACTTGCCAGTGGCAATACACTAGGTCAGAGAGTTGCTGAGTCTGTAGGTAAAGCCAACTATCTAATTTCTCTTGGTGAAAGATTGAAGAGTTCTATGGTACTCATCAGTCCTCCACGTTGTTCCTCACTTGAGCCTATCAACGCTGGTGAAATCACGAAGAGAATCCTTGAGTGGGCTGGACAGATTTCTTCTTCCTCCTACGCTGTCATGGACAGTGGTTACAAGTACATGTACGATCGTTTCTCCGATAAGTACCGTTATGTACCACTAAATGCTGACATCGCCGGTACGATGGCACAAGCCACTCAGTTCAGTGAGCCATTCTTCTCACCTGCTGGTATGGTTAGAGGTCAGATCCGTAGTGTAATCAAGTTGGGTTATGATCCTTCTAAGGATCAAAGAGACCAACTTTATGCTGCTAGAGTCAACCCTGTCGTAACCTTCCCTGGTGAGGGTACCGTTCTTTACGGTGACAAGACTTGTCTCGGTTATGCTTCTGCCTTTACCAGAATCAACGTAAGAAGACTATTCATCTACGCTGAAAGGGAAATTGCTAAGTTAGCCAAGTCTGTACTATTCGAATTCAACGATGTTCCTACTCGTGTGAACTTCAAGAATACAGTAGATCCTTTCCTCAGAGACATTGTTTCTAAGAGAGGTGCTATTGACTTCTTGGTTGTCTGTGATACTTCCAACAATACACCTGAAGTCATCGACAGAAATGAGTTTGTTGCTGACATCTACATCAAGCCTAACAGATCTATCAACTTCGTAATGCTAACCTTCGTTGCTACGAAGACTGGTGTTTCGTTCTCTGAGGCAGTTGGTGCTAACAGACGTGCCAACATCGTACAGTAACTCTATAAACACTCTAAGGTAAAACAAAATGGCCGCACCGATTGTATCAAGACGTAGTATTGAAGACTTTAAGGCTAATCTATCTAATGGTGGTGTACGTCCCACAATGTATGAGGTTGACATTGTATTTCCCAGAGCAGTAGTTACTGCGATGGGTGATACAGCTGAACAGTTAACCACTTCCGCTAGATTCCTAGTAAAGGCATCCACGATGCCTGGTTCACAGATTGGTATGATTGAAGTACCTTTCCGTGGTCGTAAGTTAAAAGTTTCTGGAGACAGAAACTTTGCCAACTGGTCCACGACTGTGATCAACGACAACACTTTCAAGATCCGTGGTGCTCTTGAGAAGTGGTCCCAGATCATTCAGAACCACAACTATGCTATTGGTCACGAACAACTTCAAACCGGTACTGGTTCTGCCGGTGAGGGACAAGACAGTGGATACTTCGGTACCGCTGAAGTCAGACAACTTGACCGTCAAGGCAAACAGTTGAGAGTATATCAGTTCAATGGTATTTGGCCCATGTCTATGGCAGACATTCAGCTAAGCTTTGAAACACAAGACACCATTGAAGAGTATGATGTCGAGTTCTGTTATCAGTACTGGACTTCTGGTGGACCTTCTGCTGAAACTGCTCCTCAGGCAAATGTCTGGACAGACCCAGCAACTTCAACCGATCCACTTATCCTCGTTTGATATTTTTCAAACATATTCTACAGGGTTCCGAAAGGGACCCTTTTTTATTATCTAAATAGATCATAAGACATCAGAGTATTTACTGTGAATCCAGGGCAAAGTGGTCGTCTGTTTGGTTTTTCATATAAGAACGACGAACTAGAAGAAATACAAAAGATATCTCCGGTACCGCCTAATCGTGACGACGGTGTCACGGTAGCTGCTGGAGGTTTAACTGGATATAGTATCCCGATGGACAACCAATCGGGTAAAGACTATGATCAAATTAGAAAATATAGGTGCATGGCATTGCACCCGGAGGTGGATAGTGCTATTGAAGATATCGTCAATGAGGCTATTGTTAGTGATACTAATGATGTACCGGTTGCAATTGACTTGTCTAATCTGGATGTCTCTGAGCGAGTCAAAACCATCATTAGAGAAGAATTTGCATACATTCTTCACTTATTAGACTTCAACAATAAAGCTCATGAGATGTTTCGTAAGTGGTATATTGATGGAAGGTTGTTTTATCATAAGGTAATTGACCTTAACAATCCCGAGAGGGGTATCACTGACATTCGTAATATTGATGCATTAAAGATTAGACCCATTCGTGAGTATCGTCAGAGCCCACGATTACCAGAACCATATCTAAAGAATACCAAGAGACCTATGTCTGCCAAAGACCCACAAGTCTTTGGTCAGGCATCTAAACAAATGCCTGCTCGTGTAGTTGAATACTTCTTGTATAACAAGAAAGGTTTAAATTACATGGGTAATGGTTTAGGTTATGCCGGTACTCAAAAAGGAGACACCGTAAGAATTGCCAGGGATGCAGTTACCTATGTAACTTCTGGTCTGGTTGATGGTAACAATGGACAGGTGTTGTCTTATCTAAACAAGGCAAACAAGTCATTGAACCAATTACGTTTTATGGAAGATGCAATTGTCATCTATCGTATGGCAAGAGCACCTGAGAGAAGACTATTTTATATTGATGTAGGTAACCTACCTAAGGCGAAGGCAGAAAACTACCTTCGTGATGTGATGGCAAGATATAGGACTAAGATTTCGTACGACCAAAACACCGGAGAGATCCGTGATGACAAGAAGTTCATGTCCATGTTGGAAGATTATTGGCTCCCCCGAAGAGAGGGAGGCCGTGGCACAGAAGTGTCTACTTTGCCAGGTGGTCAAAACCTGGGAGAACTCGAAGACCTCAAATACTTCCAAGACAAACTCTACAGATCGTTAAACGTTCCCATCTCTCGTCAAGATGCGGGCTCAGGATTCCAACTTGGTAAATCAGATAACATCATGCGTGATGAAGTCAAGTTTGCCAAGTTCGTGGGTCGTATGAGGAAGAGATTTTCTTACTTATTTGTTGACCTACTCAAGACACAACTTGTGTTAAAGGGTGTCGTATCACCTACTGAGTATGATTCCATGAAGGAACATATTCAGTTTGATTATATCTATGACAACCACTTCTCTGAACTCAGAGAACTTGAAATGATTCAGAATCGTATGCAGATTGCTGCTATGGCTGAACCTTATGTTGGTAAATACTTCTCTGTCTACCAGGTTCGTAATCGTCTACTTGGTTACACTGATGGTGAGATCAAGGAGATTGACAAACAAATTGCTTACGAAAGGAATGTTGGTATTATTCCTGATCCTGATGCTGTAATGAGGCAACAGATGTACAGGAATATGGATCCATCTGATGCCGAAGTACAAGGAGACTTCCAAGGTGCACCAGAAGGAGGTGACCCCGGAGGAGCTGACTTCGGAGGAGATCCCCTTCCACCACAATAAAAATCTAAATAAGTTTATAAATTAAAAATTTTTATGTCTAGAGTAGCAGAATTAATTGATTTGATTGTCCAAGGAAAGAACGCAGAAGCGTCTGATGTTTTAAACTCAGAACTTTTAAACCGTGCTCATCAGGCAGTCACTGATTACAAACCAGGTGTTGCAGGAGATTACTTTGCTCCTGTAATTAACATGCCTTCTGATGGTGAAGTCACAGGTGAGAGAGCACCACAAGTAGAAGAGGAACCCACCGATGAAACTAATTAGAGAAGAGATTGAATCTGTAAGAGTTCTTACAGAATCAAACAATGGTAAGAAAACATTTCACATTGAGGGGACATTCCTTCAAGGTGATATCAAGAATCGCAACGGTCGTATCTACGAAAGTCGCATCCTCGCAAAGGAAGTTGATAGATACAATCAAGAATACATTACAAAGAATCGTGCGATGGGCGAACTCGGACATCCCGATGGACCGACGGTCAATCTGGATAGGGTTTCTCACAAAATCACATCACTAAAACAAGAAGGTTCTAACTTCATTGGTAAGGCAAAGATTCTTGAAACTCCAATGGGTCGTATTGCTGGTGCTCTTTTAAATGATGGTGTAACACTTGGTGTGTCATCTCGTGGTATGGGTTCACTTGTAAGTCGTAACGGGGTCAACTATGTTGGTGAAGATTTCATGTTGGCTACTGCTGCTGATATCGTTGCTGATCCTTCGGCTCCTGATGCTTTTGTAAATGGTATCATGGAATCAAAAGAATGGGTATGGGACAATGGTCTACTCAAAGCAACTGATGTTGCCGCTGTAAAGAATCGTCTAGACAATTGCAACCCAATGGAACTAGAGGAAGAAATTCTCAAGGGATTCCACGACCTATTGATGGGTTGAGTTTTCCGTAAGGTATCTACTACAAAATATACCTTAGTATAAATACATTTGACTAAATAACTGAAAATTAGTAATCCGAAAAATGGCAGATCAAGTAACATCTAAGGCATCCTCAGCGGAAGGTATGGATTCTATTCCTACTTCTATCGTTCCAGGTCAGTCTGAAACTAAGATTGGTGGTCCTACCGCCCGTAATTATGAGGCTGATAATGATTCCTCTAAGTTAAAAGTAACCGGAACCAGCAAGTCCACAACCGCTGTTAACTCCAAGGCTACTGCACCCGAAGGAATCGTTGATCCAATTGTTCCTGATAGTGTCATTCCTGGTAATGCAAAATATGATGGATCAATTCCCGGTCGTCCCGACACCAGTGGTGGTGCTGACTCACTCGATGACAGCATTGCTTATGGCACAAAAGGACCTGGTAAGAGTGTAGACTCCACCGGGATGCCCCCAAGCAACATGGGTGGCCCTTCTTCTACCGAAAGACGTACAGTCATGCAAAAGAAAACTTACGAACATCTAGAAGTTGATGAAAAGGCTTCTGAAAGTCTAGACGAACTAGCCGAAGCCCAGAACGCTTCAGATGACTTTAAAGCAAAAGCTAAAGTCATCTTTGAAAGCGCTCTAAACCAAAAGCTCCAAATGGAGGTTGCCCGTTTGGAGGAAGAATTCTCTGCTCGTTTTGAATCCGAGATTCAAGATATCGCAGAGAAGGTTGAGGGATTCCTCAACTATACTAGCCAACAATGGCTAGAAGAAAATAAGCTCGTAGTAGAAAACGGTATCCGTAACGAGCTTTCTGAGTCCTTCATGCAGGGACTTAGAACACTATTTGAAGACCATTATGTCACACTTCCTGACGAGAAGTACGACATCTTTGAATCAATGGTTAACAAACTTGATGACATGGAAAACAAACTCAACGAGCAGATTGAAGCTAATGTGGCTCTATCTTCTCAAATGTCTGGGTTCAATAAGGCAGCTGTTCTTGCCGATGTATCCTGGGATCTATCCCAAGCTGCTAAGGACAAGCTAGCTGGTCTTGCTGAATCTGTTGAGTTTGAAAGTGAAGATAATTATCGTCAAAAGCTCACAATTCTTAAGGAATCATTTACTGCCGAAGGTCAAAGACAACAGGCAGAGTATCTAGAAGAATCCACTGAGCCTGCACAACCTACAGTATATGATGGAATGTCTGGTTCAATGGCTGCTTATGCCAGAGCCCTTTCCCGTACTGTTTCTTGATTAACAACTCACACTTTTAAAAGGAAAACAAATGTCTACCCGTCATTTACAAGAAAAGTGGGAGCCTATTCTAAGTCATCAAGATCTTCCCGAGATCAAAGATCCCTATAGAAAGGCTGTCACAGCTCAACTACTAGAGAACCAGGAGAAGTTCCTCCGTGAACAGGCCATCATGGGCCAGTCCTCCGGTCTCCTAACTGAGCACGACTACATGGCCACCTCTGTTGTAGGTGGACCCCCAACAAACAATACAAACCCAGCTGGTGATGCATATCCCCCTGGAATGATCCCTCCCGCTGGTAGCGTTGATGGTGATCTAGCTCCTGGTTACTCTGGTTATGCCCAGAACCAAGGACCTGTTGCTGGTTTCGACCCCGTCTTGATCTCCTTGATCAGACGCTCCATGCCTAACCTCATCGCTTATGATGTCTGTGGTGTCCAGCCTATGTCTGGTCCTACTGGACTCATCTTCGCGATGCGTTCTATGTATGATGGACCTATGGGTCCTGTTGAAGCTCTCTTCGATGAGCCTGATACTTCATTCTCTGCTAACCTAGGTCTACCTAGCACTGCTTCTGATTCACCCACACGTTGGGGTGAGCCTCCTTACGACTACGTTCCTGGTGGTGCTTCTGGTGCTACTGGTGGTGCTCCTGGCTACCAAACCAACCCTGGTCTACTAGAGACGACTGCTGCTACTGGTGGTATCCTATCCGATCCTGCTGATGGCAACCGTGGTGGCGAAGGCAAGTACGATCCCATGCTTGGTGATCTCCGTGCTATGCAAACACACCAGCTCGAGCACGCTGGTCAGTACAAAGGAGACCCTGGTCTAAACGGTGAGAACGGTGACTATCGTTTCCGTCAGATGGGCTTCTCTATCGAGAAGGTTGTCGTTGAAGCTCGTGGACGTGCCCTCAAGGCTCAGTATTCCATGGAACTAGCACAGGATCTCCGTGCTATCCACGGTCTAGATGCTGAGGCTGAGCTAGCTAACATCCTCTCTTCTGAGATCCTAGCTGAAATCAACCGTGAAGTCATCCGTACTGTATACAGAACGGCTCTTCCTGGTGCCCAGAACAACGTAAACAGTGCTGGTACTTTTGACCTAGACCTCGATTCCAACGGTCGTTGGAGTGTTGAGAAGTTCAAGGGTCTACTCTTCCAGATTGAGCGTGACTGTAACGCCATCGCTCAGCTAACCAGAAGAGGAAAGGGTAACTTCATCATCTGTTCTGCTGACGTTGCTTCTGCCCTAACCATGGCTGGTGTACTTGACTACACCCCTGCTCTAAACGCCAACCTCAACGTAGATGACACCGGCAACCTATTCGCTGGTACCATCAATGGTAAGCTCAAGGTCTACATCGATCCTTTCTCCGCTAACGTAAGTGACACTCACTACTACCTAGCTGGTTATAAGGGTTCCAACGCCTATGACGCTGGTCTATTCTACTGTCCTTATATTCCCCTCCAGATGGTTCGCTCCGTCTCCGCCGAGACCTTCCA